TATCCGCGAGATAACCTATAATCGACAGTCGTTAAAAATTTATTTAACGGTAGAGTTTGTAGTTACTAAGTTCTCATTTAGGGTTACTGGCCTTAGAATGGACTATGACTTTGTTATGACTCTTGATAGGGATGGGAGGTATTCCTACAAGAAAATCACTCCTGACCTTAAAAAAGCTATTGATGACTTCATCGAAAGTGAGTCCCTTATGAGCTATGAACAAGATGTACTCAACTTTGAGTATGACGAGAAAGGAAACCCTAAATATGAAGTTTTATGAAAACAATAGCACAACAACTTAACTGGAACTTTGAAAAAGATGGCGACTTGGTAATTGAAATTAAAGATGGGTGGGTTGCTTATAGAGAAAATGCCGCTGGCTACTGGGAACGCAGTGAGCGAGATGATGGAGGCAACCAAACCTATTGGGAGAATTCAAATGGCCTTTGGGAGCGATATGAATATACGATTCGTAAGGAAATCGTATCTACAGGGAGGATTGAGATGGTGAAATCAGAGGCAACCGACCAGAACCTAAATCCATCGAAACCGATGGAGTTAAATAACTAAACCAACCAAACTATGAAAACAATTATAGATTCATCAAGGTCAATGAAATACGGGGATGAGATGATAATATTCTATGTCGAAATTGAGTATGACGATACCGATGTAGACTTAACCAACGACACCGTTGAGGGTATGGAAGTGCATATAGATGGGGATGTTTACTCAACCTGCGAGAATGGTAAGGTATTCACCCACGATATGACTGAAGAGGTCTTAGAGGCTATCGAAAACTACATAGACGAAGATGACTTCATCCAGGATGTCTTAGCCTACGAGTACGATAAGAGAGAGCCTAATATCCACTACCCATGACCTCATCATCATCTCGGATAAGCTTCAAGAACTCAATTCAACCTTAATCCCCAACCAATGAAAACCTTCAAAAAGTACCTCCATTCCGTTAATGCCTGCCAGACCGCCATTGATTGGGCTGGCGATAAAACAATTGAACAGGTCGTAGCCGACTGCCACCGCGGCGATTGGTTGTTGTGGCTCGCATCCAAATGCGATATTGGACTGCAACCGCTTACACTTGCAAAGGGACATTGCGCCAACACCGTTAGGCACTTATTGAAGGACGATAGAAGCATTAAAGCAGTTGACACTGCGATTGCTTTTGGCGAAGGCAGGGCAACACGCGAGGAGTTAGATGCTGCCTATGCAACTGCCTATGGCACTTACGCTGACGCTGACGCTGACGCTGCCGATGCCGCTGCCGCTGCCGCTGCCGCTGCCTCTGCCGATGCCTATTACGATGCCGATGCCGCTGCCGCTATCGAAAATCGATTGCAAACAGCTGACATTTGCCGAAAGTACATCGGGGAATTAATCATTGAAAAAGTTAACCAACACCTAAACCAACCCAACCTATGAAAAATGAAATTTATTTAGGCGACTGCATCCAAGGGATGAGTTCGCTACCAGACAAGTCGGTTAATACCTGTATTACTTCTCCTCCTTACTATGGGTTAAGAGATTATGGGTGCGATGGACAGATAGGGTTAGAAGAAACGCCTGAATCCTACGTTCAAAAAATGGTTGATGTATTTCGTGAGGTCAAGCGCGTTCTTAGGGATGATGGGACTTTGTGGCTTAATATTGGTGATAGTTACAACGGTTCAGGCGGGAACCACAAGTCGCACCATAAAAACGATTCAGGCTTTCAGAGTAAAATTGGCGCAGAAAGCCACAAGGGTAGGGGAAACCTAAACCTTGACGGTATGAAGCCGAAAGACCTGATTGGCATACCTTGGATGCTGGCGTTTGCACTGCGTACGGATGGCTGGTATCTGCGCCAAGACATCATTTGGCATAAGCCAAACCCAATGCCTGAAAGCGTTAGAGACCGATGTACCAAGGCGCATGAGTACATCTTTTTGCTATCAAAATCGCCAAAGTATTATTTTGATAGCGAGGCTATAAAAATTCCAGTCAAGCAAGAATGGGGGACACGCGATAGGACAAACGGGAAATATCATAATGATGGGACAGGATTAAGACCACATTCAGGCCTTGAAAAATCGTACACAAAAGCAAATAAACGTTCCGTTTGGACAGTAACCACAAAGCCATTCAAAGACGCTCATTTTGCGACATACCCAGAAAGCCTTATCGTGCCCTGCGTTTTAGCGGGCTGTGCAGAAGGCGGTTTAGTTCTCGACCCATTTATGGGAGCTGGCACAACGGCCTTGGTGAGTAAGAAACTTGGAAGAAATTATGTTGGATTTGAACTTAATCCTGAATACAGAAACATAGCTATTAAGAGAATTGAAAATGCTTGCGGGGCATTAAATTTTAATCTTTCAGCCATTTAACCAACCCAACCTATGAAAGAATACAAAAAATGGATTCGAGGCATTAAGACCTCAGACCTCTCCTTTGAACAGGAGTCAATGAGCTGGGTCGCATCCTTCGGCTCAACAGAAGAAGTCAAACGAACTGCATCCGAAAAGTTGCAGGTCGTGAGAGAAGAAATCAAAAGAAGAGAGGGTTATTCAAACGTAGCGTGATGGAAAAGAAAACTATCCCCGATTGGGTCGTCAAGGCTATGACCCCATTAGACCATAAGAGAGACTGTATGGCATTTTGTCGTGATTTCTATGTAGCGATAAGGGTGCTACCAAATGAAGCCCGCTTAGAGGCTTATGATGCGATTATGGACTATGCTTTTCAAGAGCGTCTACCTGAGCAAGGAACGGTTGGCCACTTAGCAGTCGCTATGGTTGATGGGAAAATCGACATCCCCGACTTTGAACAAAAATCGGATGATATATCTAATATATATAATAGTATTATATATGAAAAAGAAAAAAGAAAATATAAAAAGAAAAAAGAAAAAGAACTGACCCCTGAACAACAGCAGAAGTTTGAAATCTTTTGGAGAATCTACGATAGAAAAGAGGGGAAATCCCTCTGCCAGCAAATTTGGGCTAATTTATGTGAAGAAGATGTGGATATAATCATAAAATCCGTACCTTTGTATGTCCGATGGAAGTCGGATGTCAAATACAGGAAGATGCCAGCCACCTATTTGAGACAGAGATGCTGGGAAGATGCAATACCGACTGAGTTTTTAGACCACCAACAAACACAACATAATGGATACGAGCCCCCAAAAGATGCAATATATTGACCAAGTCCAAGGGTTAGTTCTTGGAATATTGATGAACAAGGATATGCGGGGTGAGGCAGGGATAGTGAATCTCCGTGATGAATACTTCACAGGGTCTTTTGCCCACTGCTTTAGAGCTATCAAAGACTTGTATCATCAGCAAAAGCCGATAGACCCTATATCGGTTGCGAAAAAGATGAAGGAGCTTAAATTAGTTCCCGATGTGGTTAGCTACACCGTATGGCTTGGCGAGTCTGCTATGGCTGTTGAACATTGGCACACCTACAAGGCCGATTTATTTGAACACTACAAAGAGAGAAGGCTTCAGCAAATAAAGGCAGACTTAGCCAAAGACTTCGACATTCAGAAGGCATTTGATGAGTTTGTTGAGTTGAATAGTGAGCAGATAGGTTCTATTTCTCAGGATGCTCACGGTGCGGCTATGGAGTTGACTCAAAAGCTGATTAGGATTAAGGATGGGCAGGAGAAGGTTCAGATTAGCCCAACATACCTAAGACCACTCGATAAGGTTATATCGGGGTTCTCATCTCCTGACCTAATATTGCTTGGTGGCAGACCTGCGCACGGAAAGACTACGCTGGGGCTTCAGTTAGCCTTCAATATGTCGCATAACGGGCACTCCATTGGGTTCATCACTATGGAGATGTCGAGGCATCAACTTATATCAAGGCTCTTGTCGAACATATCGAGTATCAACGGATATAAGTTTAACAACGTTGATAAGGACATGAGTATCGAGGAGGTTAATGTGATAGGCAAATATGTCGACAAGCTTAAATCTCTAAAGCTCTACATATCCGACCTCCCCCATGCTACAACCCAAACAATCGAGGCAGAGGTGGTTCGCCTGAAAAGGCAGCACAACATCGAGGGGATATTTGTCGATTATTTGCAGTTAGTATCGCCTACAAAGGAAGATTCGAGCAGAACGAAGGTAGAACAGGTTACAAACATTTCTAAGCAATTTAAGGCACTAAGTAAAAGGCAAAACATTTGGGTATGTGTAATATCCTCTTTGAGCAGGGAAAGCGAAAAGAGAACGGATAAACGCCCCTACACGAGTGATTTGAGGGAGAGTGGGCAGTTGGAGTATGATGCCGATAAGATTATATTCGTTCATAGACCTGTGGCTTTTATGAATGAGGGCGACCCTGACTACGACAAGGTTGAGAACATTATGGAGATTTTGGTTCGCAAGAACAGGAATGGAGAAACGGGTACTGCCATAGCAAATACCGACCTTAGATACACGAGGGTAAGCGAGTTTACTTCAACGGACATAAATAAATTCTAATGATTGGCAGGAACGATATGGAAACTATGAATATGATAACGGATGTAGTATCCGATTATCTTAACGTGCCGAAAGAGTTCATTTTTGACACCACGAGAAGGAGGTCAGTCATAACGGCTCGGTACTTATGCATCGCCTTCATAAGGGAATACACGAGGTCTACACTGAAAGATATAGCCGACTTTTTCAACAAAAAAGACCACTCGGTTATCGTTCATGCCGTACAAACCCATAAAGATTTATTAGATTTTGACAAGAAATATATGGAAATTTGTCAGAATATAAGGGAATTGTTCGATGATAATGTAGAGTCAAAAGTAAAAATGCCTGCTGCATATACACTGCAAAAAGATGGGAAGTTTTATGGGGTGTTCACGAGATATAAGAAGGCATTAAAATGTGCCCAAGACATTGATGCACATATCGTTGAAATTAAGCACTTAATCTGTTAATATGGCAAGAAAATATTCAGCATCAGCATTTGAGCATTTATACAACAAGATTGTAGAAATGCCCCCAATGATTACAAAAAAGGCACTTGTACGACTTTTGCAAAGCTGCCAGCTAACCTTTAAGGCTCAGATTATTCGAGCCTATGAAGAAGGATACAAAAACTACACAATACCCCGAAGATATAATTGGACAGGTCTAAAATACTTCGAGGTCAAATACGGCATACTTAGACAGCCTAAAGGTGAGAACGGAAAAAGGACTTACCTGCTAAGCTCAAAGTTATCAGCCGAGAAAAAAAGCCCCTTTTTAACAAGTTCAAAAACTAAAAAACAAACCAATGAATAAAAAACCATCAGTTTATGCGCAGGGCATCTTTGTTACTGAAAAAGAAGCCAAAGGAACGAGGATTACAGACATCTCCTTCAAAGTAGATAAGTTTGTGGACTTTCTAAACAAAAATGTAGATGCCAAAGGGTATGTCAAGATTAGCTTATGGCCGAAGAGGGAAGCGGATAAGTACGGAACGCACAACCCAGTTGTTAATGAATGGAGGCCAGAAGGATACGGAAGTGCCCCAGCAAAACAAGGGGGATATGCCTCAAGGCAGAAAGACGATTCTGACGACCTCCCATTCTAAGTTTGGTAATAAGAAGATTTTAGAGGCTGATGGTACTAAATCTGATAGCAAATTAGAGTCATATTTGAAGGGGCTACTAGAAATGTTTAAGATTCCGTACACTCAGCAGGTTAGCCATGTTCTCATGCCCTCATTTCGCTACAAAGGAGAGTTGATTAGGCAGATTGCCTATCGACTTGACTTTGTGGTGGCGGGCAAGTGGGCAGTTGAAACAAAGGGATTCTTCACTCCCGATGGTAAGATGAAGTGGAAGATGTTTCTTCACCAATATGGGGGGCAGTATGAACACTGCTTCGTGCTGAAGAACAAAAGAGAGTGCGATAGTTTTGTGAGCAACCTTTTAACTAAGTAAAATGCCTGAATTTAGAGGGTGGACAATCACCCGTTCAACTGCAAAAGGAAAGAAATACACCGCCTCAAAGGGTGATAAGACCGTTCATTTTGGGGCGCAGGGGTACACGATTTCTCCTGGAACTCCGAAGGGAGATAACTACTGCTCTCGTTCCAATGGGATTAAGTCGGAAACCCATTCTCCGAATTGGTTTGCCCGTGCCCTTTGGTCTTGCAGGGGTGCTAAGAGTGCCGAT